GCTAACCGTAGCAATAAGGTCTAACCCTCTAAAAACGTACAATTATGGATTTGACAACCCCTATTGACATTCAGGCCGTCATTGGTGCCGTCAAGGAGCACCGCGACCTGTTAACCACGCTCGATGCGGAACAGGCTGCTGAAACCCTGCAGCACTTCACCGCCATTCCAGGCGTGAAGGATTCCCTGGTTCTTGGCCGCACTACGCTGGGCAAGATCTCGCACAAGTACACTGGTACATTCATTGGCCAAGTGTCTAACGGTACTATCGTTCCCAGAACGCTGAAGGTGTATCCATGCGTGATGGAGATGGACGATGAACCCGAACGCTACCGTCGCACCTACATTCAGGAGGTGAAAGGCGGTCTCGACCCCTACTCGCACCCCTTCGAGGTGTGGTTGCTGAACTATGGCTACAAGTGTGCTTCGAAGGAACTCTTCGATGTGATGCTCACTGCCAAGTACGATGCAGCGGCTAACAAGACTGACCTGAAGGATTCCTTCGACGGTCTGGGAACCATCATCGAGGCCGAGCGCACAGCTGGCAATTTTTCTGTTGCCAATGGTAACGTATATGCCACCGGCGCACTCACACGTGCCAACATCGGTGACAAGTTCCTGGAGATGTATCGCCATATGCCCAGCACCTTCCGCAGCAAACGAGATGCAAAGTTGTATATCTCTGCAGATCTCGGCGACCTCTACGATGACTGGCTCCAGGATCAGGGCACGCTCGTTATCCAAAGCGACACGGCAGAAGTGGCTGGACAGAAGTATCTGCGCGGTACCAACAAGAAAGTGGAGATTGTTCGTCTGAACAACATGCCGGACGGCTCACAGTTCGCAATGCTGACCACCAAGGAAATTGTTGTTTACGGCTACGACGAGGACAGCGACTTCCAGTCACTCGTTCCTTTCGCAAGCGGAAACCCATACCACTTCACCGCTGCCGGCAAGTACGTTCTGGGCTTCCAGTTAGTTACGCTCGACAAGAGAGAAATCTGCATCAACGACCAGCCTTTCACTCCAAGTGCTGAAGACAATCAACAGGAGGAGGAAGAAAACATCTTTACGCTGACATGGAAGATTGATGGCCAGACGGTTCATACCGACACACTGACTGCAGGTGCCCCCGTGATCGCCTACACGCCTGATCCCATCGAGGGAAAGACGTTCGCTTGGACAGATGCACCAACGCATATGCCCGCTGAAGACACTGTTGTAACAGGTGCATACACCGACCTTTAATAACCACTAATTCTAAAGACTATGCCTAATCCAAAATGTATAGCACTTGCCAGTATCGCTGCCGTAGCAAACTGTGTAGATACTGACAATCGTGCCGGTATCGTTGATCGCATCCTTTTCGGTTATGCCGATGAAGTGGGCACATGGCCTCAGTTGCCTGCACCCACAGAGAACAATGCCCTGTCATTCGAGGCTGCCGGCAAGTGGAACGGCGACCTGGCAATGGCCAACGGTTGCCAGCTCTATGAGTTGAACTTCACGGATGAAACTGGTGAACTGAAAATTACGGATCAGGGTGAGAAGGGCGGTAAGTCATTCCTCTACGAACTCGACATCACACGCGCGAAAATGAATGCTACGATGTTCGGCTTCGAGAACGCCATCAAAGACCGCAATCTCGTTCTCCTTGTTCGTGATCGCAATGGCGTATGGTATTTGATGGGCGACGAGATGGCCCCGGCCATGAAAGTGGACGGCGATGGCTCGACCACTGGTATGGCTGGAACAGACCAGAACAAGACGGCCCTGAAGTTCCAATACTCCTGTCCGCGTAAACTGATTTACGACGGCGAGATTGATTCTCTCCTCACGGCTGTCACTGGTTCCTAAATCCATGCTTCTCTCTACCACAAGCCCGCCACCACGGAATTTCACCGTCGGTGGCGGTTTTTTTGTCCTTTCTCAGGTGCGGATTTTTCCGCACCTTTGCTGTACCTAATTCGATAAAATATGAAAGATTATCTGAAGAACAGAGAGAAGGCTATGGCCTGGGTCAATGGTGAAGACCACGATTTCGCCAAGGGTATTGCAATTCTGAAGGCTGCCAGTTTCAAGCCTGGAGTAGTCGGTGTGCTTGAACGCCACGGAAGCGGGAACCACCAGAGCGACGAACGGCTCATGTACCACATGCGCGACTTCATCCGGTGCTTTGCCAATGAAAGTGCCAAGGAAGACACGGACCTGGAACTATCCGTTCTCGACGGAAAAGAGGTTACTGAAGAAGCGGATTCCGCATCGACGGCATCCATGCTCAGCAACGAAGTGGCCGAGAAACTGGACAAGGGAGAATACCCCAGCGAAATAGCAGCTGTGATTTCCCGTTGCCGTGAGGCATACGTCACCCGTGACAAACTGATGAAGGCCCTCGCAGAACTGCCAGAGACGAACGACGATATGACAGTAGAGAAACGTCGCTCCATCAGCGAACAGATGAAGACCTTGTCAGACGAGATGGATAAACTTTATCCACAGTATGAGGCATACATCAATGAAGGGAAGGTTCCTGAAGATGAGTCTGAACAGAACCCCGAAAAAAGTTCTTCGGATATCTCCTCCATGAGCAAGGAGGAACTGCAGAAGTTGCGCAAAGGGGTGGTCACGAAGATTTCCCGTGCCAAGAACATGCTGCTCTACCAGAAGGAGAGCAAACAGGAGGTGGAGAATCCCATCAAGGACGAAAAGAAGATTGCCAAGTACAATGCGAAGATAGAACGGCTGACCGCCGAACTTCACGACATTGATATGGCAATTGCTGCCCTGGCATGATTATCGCTCCTGCAGACATCAAAAGCATGGTGACGGAGCCGGCTGGCGAGAAAACGCCTGCCGGACTCCGCTCCATGGATACGGAGGACAAGGACGACGATGTGGTTCTTGAAGTGATATCCTCACCTGAAGGGCTTGGAACTATCCGGGACGGAATGGCCAAGCACTACTATTCCTCAGGGGCTTTCAACCTGATTCAACTGGTGCTCTACATTCTTCGGCAGACGGGACCGGCACACTTGTTCCTGGCCACGTACAGCATCTCAGACCGTAGCATCACCACCCTGCGGAACCACATCGACAGAAAGGATATTCTCTCGATAAGGTTTCTGATTGACAACCGCGTCAGGTCAATAAGCCCGAAGTCTTTTGATTATCTGCTGACAGCCTTTCCTGGGCAGACTCGTTGCCGGACACTACATGCGAAGGTCGCACTCGTTTGGAACGACCAGTGGCACATTTCAGTCGTGGGTTCCCAAAACGCCACGCATAACCCCAAACTGGAGCGCGGTATCATACACACCTCCAGAGAAATATTCAACTTTGACAAACAGATTCTTGAATATGAATTTGAGCACGGAACAACTGAAAGCATTGGAGGACTTCGCCTATAACCTTATTCCCATCAACCTCATGGCCATCATGATGGAGGTGGATGCCATCGATCTGCGTCAGGATATAGAGAAAAGCGATACTGATGCACACCGGGCATATTACAAGGGATATGGCAGAATGCTTCTGGAGACAAGGCAGAGCATCATCCGCTCGGCACATAATGGGAGCAATCCTGCTCAGATGGCTCTCCTGGGCTTCCTGCGTCAGTTCCAGGCCGATAACACAAGTATGATATGAGAGGTACACCTTCCCTGCAAGAGCAGCATCATACGCTTATCCAGGCGCACATTCTGGATCCGGAGAACAGTCCGCTGCCTGAAGCCCTGAGGCCGCTGATGAACCGTGTGCTCACAGCGGCGCGTATGCTGGATGACTATCCCGTAGAGGGACACATCATCAAACTCATGCAGGCTAAATACAACGTGTCGGCCAGTACGCTGCGCAAGGATATCCAACTGGCCAAGCAGTTGTTCAAGACCAACCACACCTTCGACTGGGACTTCTGGCAAGCCTGGCAGATAAAGGACCAGGTTGCCCTAATCCGCGAGGCAAAACTGCGTGGCGACCTGAAGGCATGGAACAATGCAAAGAAGGTGCTGCACCTGATTATCGGCGACAAACCGGAAGCCGTGGAGGATCCTCGTCGAATGGAACGCAATGTGTTTAACATCCAGGTGAACTATAACGGCCAGACGATGGTGATAGACTTCGACAAAATGCGTTCCCTCGACCCAAGGCTCCGTGCTGAAATTCTGCAGTACCTCTATCAGCCAGTGGATGATGCACAGGCTGAGGAAATAATGGAAAGCTGAAGGCTATGGAATACAACGTCTGGGAAGAACCGCTCTTTGTGAATCCGGCACAGTTAGCTCT